CGGTTTGCCTTCTCCTGGTTCTCTTGCGCAATCACCCTTGATCTCACCGTCGGTGCCTACGCGAACCCAATCGCCTTCTTTACCTTTGCCGAACCATTTCCTAAGATCTTCGTTCATTTCTTTTTCTTTTCTTTCGCCATCGCGTCAACTGCTGCTTTGTTTTCGTTTATCCAGCGTTGGAGTTCCGTTAGTTGGACCGAGTTGGATTGGCAGATGGCGTAGTTGCGGATGATTCCGACGAGGGCATCAGTGTCTTTAATTCCTGAGGGGGACGCATCAGAACTTCTGGTGGCGTCGGCATCACTGGCACTGGCACTAATGTCGTGCGTGAACACCCAACCGTTAGACATAACAGACTGACTAGGAACAGTGTTTTTAGCGGTATCAACATAAACATATTCTTTCTCTCTTATTGTGTTTGTTCTATCAACATATTCAGTAACTACTTTGTTGCTAATCTCTGAATTTTTTTTCTCCAGTTCGGCAACTTGTGCGCTTGCTTTAGCAGAGAATCTAGCAAGTTCTGCATCAGCATAAGCAGATCCCTTCATGTAACCAAACACAAACACACCAAGTATTAAAGCAGCACCTGCCAGTAACTTATATGGTAATGGGATCATACCGAACATATTTAATTCCTTGCTATATTTATATTTCTAAAAACTGTTTGAAAGAAACTGACTCTTGGATACCAAGACCTCGACGAACGTCTTTATACATCTCGCGCTTATGTGCTGTTGACATAGAACTTGGCGCCATCGAATGAAACGTTTTCTCGTCGCCAGAAGATGCTGCCTTGCGCATCTTAGTTGCAGATGCACCAGCGACACCTTCGTCGGCATCAGTTCTAGTTCCACCAACTGTCTTTACTTTGATAGAATCAAAATTGAAATGTCCATGGCGACCTTCAACATTATTATACTTGTTTATTAATGCGTGATACTCATGTGCTCTATCAGATCCAGCATGGACAACTAGATGTTTGACACCTTGACTGTGCAATTTAGACAAGTGGTGAAGTAATGTTGGTGCACCCTTACTCAATGCCTCAACATTCGCTGTTTGAAATGCACGCTTTAGGTGCTTGACTTTAAGATCTGGAGTCAGTGGATTTTTATTGCCATCATGTGTCGCAGTAGTAAGAATAGTATGTTGTGCATTGTCTTGTCTTGCTGCATTTAAAACATGATTGATCATCAGCGCATGACCAGCATGAACAGGTGCAAATCTACCTATTGTCAAGTGATGAGTTTCGCTCATTATCCTCTGCTCGCTCTCAAGATTTCACTGCGTGCACGATTCGCTGCCGAGAATCCTTCACGGTCAACAACCTTCAGACCATTGTGGACATATCCTTCACCACCTGATGCAGCCCCACCAATTGATGTGCGGAAACCACCTGCTCCAGAAGAATCGATTCCTCTGGCAAGGTGGTTAGTTGCTTGTTGTAGGTGGTGATGTATTTCGAATGTTTTGTAGAATTGTTGTTGGTTCTTAGAGACATGATCAATCATGTCATCCATTACCTTTTTCTTTGCTGTCTTTGACTTTTCAGTTTTTACTGCATCAATCTTTTTCTGGTGCCACTTGGCAAGATAACTTTTATACCCCTGTGTCGAGGGTGTATCATCAGAAGTAATAGTTGAATTAATATACTGTCTAAGAGTTTGCTCGTGCCCAACATGATGATCATGACTATGCGACGCCATCATTTGTTCTGCCTGTTTCAGATGTTCATCTGCTTTAGACTTATATTCTTTCGGGATTTTGTTTTGGTCTTTTGACACAAGGTGTTGGACAAGATGAACATCAGGATGATTATTGAATCCTGCTAAACTTGTCAGAGGTTTGGCACCAGAAGAAGTTAGTTTGCTGTGAATTACAGCACTTACTTTAGATTTGGCAAGTGCCTTACCCTCTGGACTATCGACGTCTGTATCATATTTAATTGTGTTTGGTGTGTGAGAAATCTTCCCGTTCTCATGCTCTCTAGATTCTCGATCTGACATGTATCCGCCTTGATACTCTCCTGGAGTAGTCGGAATAACTTTAGGAAGATGTTGTAGAAGTAACCCAAGTGGTTTAGCGAGATATGGTTTATGACCATGCTGCTTTTCGATATCATCTTGGGAGAAATTGTAAGAGGAACCTGTCCCCTTATACTTGACACCAACTTTACCGTCTGCTCTACGAATAACATTGAATGACATTTTGTCATCAATCTTACGAGTCATGCTTGGTGCTTTGCTTGAGGCAACCTGCTTCAGAGTTCTCAGTGCATGTTTTGCTGCTTGTGGTCCATCGAATAATCTATCGGATGGATGCTCAATGTGAAGAATTGCTGCTTCGGAAAGAAATGATATGAAACTATGCATAGGGATCCTAATATAATGTTACCCCCTATTTATAACAACTTCTTCCCATGTAAAATTCAACTTAGTGTCTGTGTGCACAATAGATTCTATGTCAAATCGTGGAGTATATATTAACATGTTCTCATCATCATAGACTGGAATCTTAATCGTATCATCCACCCTTGCCTTTCGACCACCGCGACGACATGTTAAGACCAACCAGTCTAGATTATTTTTTTGATATTTTCGCTCAAGATGGGATAACAGTTCACGATCTCCATGATGAAATGGAACAAACGATTCATCATATCCACCAGAATCTAAGAATAGTTTTCTCGGTATAAGAAATTGATTTAATGCCATATACGTGTTCCCTCGACCTTTAAACTTGGCATTGAGTTCATACCAAGAATTAAGATCGAGGGTTTCGGTTTGTAATCTTTTAAGATCTGCTGGTTGTAGCGTGTAGTCTATGTCTAGAAACAACAACCAGTTAGATTGTGCTAGTCTTGCACCAAGATTGCGACAACCATGACTGTTGAATCCTATATCTTCAGTAATTCTATACAATGAAAAATTAATATTATCATTTAATTTATGTTCTTTAAGAACATTTTCTGCAGGTTCTATCTGAGAACCATCATCAATTAATATAATATTTACTGGAGTATTATAGTAATTCCATCTCTCAATCTGAGTTTCGAGATAGGATCTTTCATTGTAGTACGTTTGAATAATTGTTATATTATTCTGCGACAATTCCCGCCATCTCCTCGGATGCATCGACAACAGTCAAGTCAGTCGCAGGGAAGTCCACTGATTGCGTCAAGTGATACTGCATGTATTCATTGTGTGTCATTGATTCGTCAACATACAGTTGCCACCCCGAAAGAGTTTCGTGGAGTTGTGGATAATGATTCTCAATCATGTGTCGCTTAGAATCCATTACCTTGCCAATCTCTGGTAGTGTTGGTTCATGATCAAATCGAGCAATGATATATTCCTTACCACCCGATGCTCTCCACAGAGGCATGTCTTCTGTTCCCGCATTAGTCCATACCAGTGTGGTTGCGACCAACTTCAGATTTAATTCTTGTGTTTCAGTTTCTTCAGTCATAATCTATCCTTGTTTTAAAAATGGTGATGCCAGTAGGATTCGAACCTACGACCTAGAGCTTAGAAGGCTCTTGCTCTATCCAGCTGAGCTATGGCACCAATTACTATTCAACTATACTATACTTATTAGAATTTGTCAACGGTTTTCTCGAAATCTATCTTTTTCAGGATAAACAAACCATCCCGTCGCAATATATTTTTTCCCGATTAGATCTGGATTTGCTCTATGGATGTGGGTATACGCAGCGGGCCATATAACCAACGTTCCAGCAGTAGGCGTAAATGCTAATTCCTGATGTTTGAATTCAGTTTGTCCACCCTCTTCAACATCATTCAAATATAACATCCAAACTGCAAATCTTCCTGGGGATTCTCTACCAGATCCTTGTTCGTGGTGCCATTGATGGAATCCTCCTCCTGTGTCCGAGCGCTGGAATTTCCATCCTGGTGACAAGACTTCAAAAAATGCTTTAGAAGATGCAGAATATTTAGTATTATACTTGCGCCAACCACGTGCCAATGCTTCGACTATCTTATCCTCTGTTGCTTTCAATGAACCATATCTACCAACAAATATATTCCAATCGGTTCTAGAACTATCGTCAGATAAAACACAAGCATTCCCAGGATTTGGGCGCGAAATAATATCATCGATTCTATCACAGGCCTCGGCGCATTCCTCAGCAGTCAATACGTTCGGATATAACTCTATAAAATTAGAAGTCAAATTTAGACAACTCCCTTGTTCGAGATCCAGATGGAGTTCGCTCAAATACAGGAACAGCATCTTCCTGTCCTGAATCGGTGATACCTTGTTGAGCAGATAACTCTAGATCAAACAGTTTCATTTTACCACGGTCGATCCCAACCATGAACCTTTTATTTATAGCAGGATCATTATAGCGATTCTTCAACTGCTTGACCATAAGTTGACCCATGTTCTCAAGTTCTTCTGTAGAGATGAGAGCAAACATCAAGTCAGCAGTCGCAGGCAAACCGAATGATTCCGAAGTATCAGTCAGATCCACATCACTGTTGGCATAACCACCACGAGTAGTTTGAGTGGCAGAAACAACAGGTAAATCAAACTCAACTGCGAACCCACGAAGTTCTTCAGCAATCGCCTTAACATATGTATAAGAGTTGACACCAGCACCTGCTTTAAATCGACTGGATGCACATATGTTAAGATAATCAACGAAGATA